ATGGGGCACATTTTCAGGATGGTTGACCAGACTGGCATTATTTCGAGGCCAAGTGGTGAGCTAATGGAGGTCCACGCCGGCGGGAAGACCTACGATGTAGAGTTTGACCCGAGTCGGCTAGCCCAGTTTAAGACTGGGCCAGGTGGCCTTTTCAGCGAGGTCTGCTCATATGATTTTGGTCACGCCATGCCCTCGTACAGGGACATCACGCAGTATTTCGTGACAGAGGAGCAGATCCAGAATAGGAGGAGCTTGAAGATGTCGTTGTTGCGGCTGCAAATGAGCGGCAGCAGCTTTTTGACGAAGGCTGGCAATACTACGGCGTGTTCAGATAGAGTAGCCATTCCGTCCGCTATTGGTTGCAAGTCTATCCACGCCAATACGACAGAAGTGTTGCACAGGTGGGACTATGACGTCCAGACACAAGCCGGCGATTGCGGGTCGCTAGGTGTGTCAGCGGAGAACGCGACCAATGCAATCGTGTGTATGCATTTTGCGTACAACAACTCATCCCGGAGAGGAATGGGGGTGACCTTGAGTAAAGATCTAATGCTGACCCACTTGGGTGCGCACGCCACGAACATAACGTTGGAGGCTGGCTCCGTGGAGTATTTTGAGAATGTCGTTTACGAGCAGTCGAAACCCGGGCCGTTGCACAGACGAGTGAAGGCGGTCGGTTTTATAGACGACCCTCACCTGCCCGGGGGAAATGGAAAATCACGCCTAACCCCGTCAGTGTTCCGTGATCACATGGGGCCGTTCAAATGCGAGTACGGTCCTGCCGCCCTCGGCCCTACTGAAGCACGTCCGGACGACACCGTCGACAAGCTAGTCGCATGTGACATGTGCTGCATAACTGAGCCCGAAATGCGTGTTGAGCAGAAGCTCCTGCGCGCTGTCGTCGATGACGTGGTGCAGGAAATCGTTGACAACGGGTTGCACGGGCCCGCTCGCTTGTTGACCAAACGTGAAGTGCTAAACGGCGGGGGTGACTTTCCCTTTGTGAAGGGCATGGTCATGTCAACGTCGGCCGGTTATGACCCGCGCCTTGCGGACAGTGTGCAGGGTACAAAGAAGTCGGCATATTTCAAGCAGGATGAGCACGGAGAATACTCGTTCGACAGCGCCTTAGCAGATAGCTTGTTTGAGAGCGATTCGGCGGCGTTGATGAAGGGAGAATTGCCAATGTACATATGGTCAGTGTCCCTCAAGGACGAGTTGCGAAGTGCTGCGAAAAACGCCGCGGGCTTGACGAGGAATATAAACTGTAGTCCGTTGATGACCACGTGCATGACGCGTCGATTCTTCGGCTCATTCATAAACTCGTTTATGTCACTTGATCCGACCACGGCTTTTTCCGCTGTTGGGCTGAATGTGTACTCACCTGATTACAACGATTTTGTCCAAGACAAGTTGAGGATTGGGAGCCATGGTTTTGACGGTGACTTGACAAAATTTGAGAGCACATTCACGGCGCAGGTGCTCGAAGCAATCCGCGAGTCGCTGGAGCGCAAGTTCTTCAGGAACGAGGATGGTGGGCGCATTGCACGCATAGCGTTGTTTAAAGACTTAACCCACACTTATTTTAGAGTTGGGAGCAAGTTGTATCGCAAGCAGGCATGGAACCCGTCTGGCACCGTGCTCACCACAGCCATAAACACTATCTGGACTGCTACGCTAATGAGGATAGCGTGGATGAAGATCATGATGGCTCGCAAGCCGCGCCTTGCCAGCCTGTCTTATTTCCATAGGCTGGTTGCAGACGCAAGCTTTGGGGATGACAATAGAAGTAATGTCGCGCCGGAAGTCTCCCATTTATTTAACAGGAAGGCGGTCGCCGGAGCTTTGGCCCCGTACGGGATCGTTATGACGGGCGCATCCAAAGGGGAGGATGACGGGTCGACACTTGTTTTCCACACGAAGCTGGAGTTTCTGAAGGGGACCACAGCAGTCGGAGTGTTGAATAATCCCGCGTGCAAGTATACGTTCGACACTCTGGAGGAATCGTTGCAGAAGTCCCTCTTGTACGTCTCGAACAAACAGGATTATGCAACTGCAAATGTCGTGAACGCCGTGAACATGTTGCGGCGTGCCTTTACGAAGGGCTCGAAACACTTCCATGACAAAAGAAATTTCGTGTTGTCTATTTTAAAGAGCGAGCTTGGTTTTTCGGACCATCTCATTACGCACGATGAGTGCGAGCGCCAGTTCTGGCGGCATACGCTGTTTGATGAGGATGACCTGGCGATGTGCTTGGAGGAAGATTACGCCTACAGATGCACGTTTGGCAAAGAGATAGTCTTGCAATCTGGCAAGAGTTTGGGAGTAACCTTCACAGACCCAGCGACCATAGAGACCAATTACACGAGGCCACCCATCGTCGGGGACGCGAAAGTCGATGACACCATTGTGGAAGCGCAGTTGGATATGCGCGACCTTGTCTCAAGGCCGCAGTTCCTGGCTTCAGTCGATTGGACGACTTCGCAGCCAACTGGCGAGATCATTCAGCGATTCGTTCTGCCTCGTGATTTGCTCTCGTCCAGGATCATGGCTGATCCGTTTAAGCGGTTCAAGTACTGGAGGGGCACTGTGAACCTCGTTATGAGGCTACAGTGTACCGCATTCCATGCTGGGATGATACGTGTGTTTTTCCAGCCACTGGACGCGGAGGTGGCTCCGAGTCGTGTCTCGGCCTCTATCTGCCAAGGGTTCAACATGGTGGCCGGGTCCACGCAAGTTGGCACGCTACGGATACCGTTTGTGCACCCTCAATCATTCATGGAGACCAACGACCCGGTAGTCCCACTGGGGATCGTTTATGTTATGGTGTTCAATAATTTGCGGGTTGGGACAGTCGACTCGCAGGCTCACCAGTGCACGCTGTCTTCCTACGCACACCTTGAAGACGCAGAATTCAAGGTCCTCGATCCGATAACCGACAATACAACGAGCGACATTATACTTCAGGGTGGCCTGATGTCGAAGGTGACGAACAACAATATAACGCTCGCTGCGGGTGCAACGTATGTAAGCCACGGTGACTCGGACAATTTCGAGGGCAAAACTTCGAATAAGGTCAGTGGGCTAGACAAGCCGAATGTGGGGCTAGAAGCGCCCCCAGTGCTCAGACGCTACGCGCCTGATCTGGCTACGGCGGCGAATGTCGGGC